CTGTTTCGGATTGGTAGTAGTCTGGATCTTTCTGAAGAAGTAATTGCTCTAAATACTGTTTGTTTGTCTTCGATGGGTTTGGCATCAACTGGCGCAAGGACTCGTAGTAGTCCATCGCTACAATGTATTTTGGTTGGTCTTCTTCTGGAACAGAAGCAATTTGAGTTACAAAGTCTGCCTTCAACCGAACCAAATCTGTCCGAGGATTGAGCATCTCATTGATGGTGCTCTGAACTGCAGTTACTGCTTCGGATCTGCCCTTCTGAACTAAACTCTTCAGTTCGCTTTCTGCTCTCTGTCGAAGGATCTCTCGTTTATTTGGATCCAAACTTGGGAGAAAGGATTCTTCACCGACCTTCTGAGATTCGTAAAGCCGAAGGAACTCTGCTGGATCCGTATCAATCAGACGGTTTGCAAATTCGTTATCGTAGATCTGTTCTGCTGTACCGAGTTGCTTAATTCCTGTTTCTTCATCAAAGGCTCTTTTCCCATTTGGCCCATAGTCGATAACCAGTTGGGCTACTCGTTTGATCGCATCATCTCTCCTCAGATTCAGACTGAGAATGTTACTGAGTTCTCGGTTGTAGTTTGCCCTTGCTGCATCAATGGATCGCTTCTCAAATTCATTAAGTCTCCGGAGTTTTTCTCCGGCAACAATGTCGAGTGCCGATTTCCGGAAGGCTTGTTCCTGGGCTGAATTGAGTCCTTCTGAATGGGTATTGATCAGAGTTTCAAAGTACGTGTCCATCTGAGTGATGAACTCACTTCGGTCTTGGGGAGCATCTTGTATTCTGAAGTTCTGTCTGTTCTCCTCTAAATCTCTGTCAAACCCTGATCCTGATTGGAACAACCCGGTCTCAAAGTCCATCCGAGTCCGAGATGCCATTGCAATCGAAAGATTGCCTACCTGGGCTTTTTCAAACAGAACCTTGAGTTCCTTTTCTGGGAGATCGTACTTCTTCTGCAGTTCCTTGAATCGAGACTCGTTTTCTGTTCTTTCTCCATACCAGAATTCATTGACCCGGTTTTCATCATCTTGCTGAGAACTGGAAGGATTGCTTCGTAAGTCTTCTTCTAACAGCAGTGACTGTTTCTGAACATCAATCCCTAGTGCTTCGTACTGAAGTTTCTTTTCTTGTTTCTTTTCATCCGCATAGTTTTGAAAGATCGCATCACCGATTGAGAAGATTCCCTTACCGAGTTGCTTCAGTGATTCTAACTTTGCATAGTTTGCAGAAGTCTGGAGATCCAGAGGCTGAACCCTTGGAGACGAAACAGGAGAGAGTCTATTCTGTGAGGGAGAACGCAAGTTCGTTTGGTCGAAAGGTAGTCTCATGGCT